CTTACGGCGGCGCAGTAGGCCGGCTTCGACATTCGTACCAGGGTTGCGGTAAAGCAGCAGTGCCGCTGGTACGGCAGCAAAGTCCTTGTCGCGCAGCGCTGCACTGATGGTGTCGAACCCAGGCTTGCCGTAAAAGTCGGCGCCTAAGTTGTACGCGAAGCTTACGAGGGCGCAGCGCTGTGAGTCGTTCAACGTGCTCCAGGTTGGGATGGTGGAGCGGAGGCGTTCGGCGATGCGGTCCACCTCAAGGCGGAGCAGCATGTCGGCTTCAATTACGTTGATCTTGTCGCCGCGTTTTACGGGATCGCCAGCACCATAGCGCGTGGTGCCGTAACCGATAGTCCACGGATCGCCGCCACTTAGCGGATCGGGATAGGCGCTAAGGTGACAGCCTTCAAATTCCTTAATTAGCTGGATCGCATCAGCTAAGTCGGTCTGCTTACCGGGGACGCTCCAGGTCTTGAACCAGTCCTGGTCCTTGCTCAGGATGTGCGGCGCACGCTTGTTTATTGCTGCTTCCAATTCACTTACGGCGGCCATCTGATGCGGAAGGCCCCGGTAGAACTTAAACAGATCGCTTAGGCGTAGTGGTTGGAAGCTCATGGGCGTTGGAGGTGGTGCGGAAGGGCTTGACGGTCTGCAAATGCGCCTTTTATTTCTGTCCAGATAATGGGGCTGAGCATCGCCGCAACCACTGCGAGGATGATGACTTGAGCCATGCGCGTCTCAAGGCGGCCGACGCGAGTGCCCAAACTGCTGCGCTCCCCCTTGTCGCTTATGGCGGCATCCAGCAGCTGCTTGAGCTGGCCCTCAAGCACGCCGATGGCGCGGAGGATCTCGCCGTGCGATGGCTCGCCCATTGGATCAGCGCTTGCGAGAGGCAATACCGCGCAGTGCGGCGAGGATCAGCTGAACCCAGCCGTTGGCCTTGACGCCAGGCAGCAGGCTGAGGATTTCGGAGCCGGCCAGCAGGGAAACCACGATGCTGGTGATCTGCTCGGGAGTAAGTGCGGCCATGGTTGGAGGTTGTCGCCTATGCAGCCTAGCCCGCAAGGCTTGCATAGGCAGCGGCTCTGCACCATGGCGGCGCTGTAGCGTAACGCTACGGCTTACCTTGGCCGCGCCGCAGCTTTCGGCCGTGGCTGGGCTTGCTGTGCTGGCCCTGACCTTGGCGGGTGAGCTTGGGCTTGCCTGGTACGTGCTCGACGCGGGCGGCGCCGGTCTTAGCTTTGACGGCCATCAGTTAGCGCTCCACGGAAGACCGGATGCCGTGGTGGGCTGGTGCTGCTCGTCGAGCTGCGCTTGTAGGGACGCCTCAATCTCTGCGAGCCTTTCCTCAGTGAGCCTGTCCTTGACCCAGGAGACCATAAGCGCCGGCGTAATGTCGTCGAACGGTATAAGTGTTCCGTCTGGACGGTCCAGCGCGATGGAACCGTAAGCCCCGGCGGTGTAGGTGCCGTCAGCGGCTTCCACGGCGTAGTGGACGCCGAAAACGAAGCCGTCAGCGGTTTCCCTCTCCAGGTTGACGATACGCCAGTTAAACGTAGTAGTAGCAGTCATAGCGCCGAAGCATTACTGCGCAGCTTAGGACACACGATAGGTGACCCAGGTGGTTGCGGCCGTTCTGCGACTTAGGAAGCGCACACTGTTACTGGCGGCGACGGTGCCGGAGCCGACGACTGTGTGCCCCGTACCACCTTGGACGGTTACCGCATTTGTGGCACCTGTATTGATGACGCTCCACTCAAAGGCCATGTTGTTGTAGAGGCCGCTGAATCCGCCATCCATCAGTGTGCCGGTGGGCAGGGTCATAGTGACGGCTGCGGCAGTGGAAGAGGTGATTATGTTGGCGGTGAGGTTGGCGACGGTAAGTGTGGCGGTTACGTCTACGGCTGCTGGCGCTGATTGGTTGTAAATAAGAGTGCCGTTACTGTCGATGCGGAGGCGTTCGGTTGTGGCGGTGGCGAAGCCTAGTGTGTTGGCTGCGGGTAGGAATATACCGGCGACGGGTATTGTGCTAGAACTGGGGATAAGTGCTGTGCCTGTGACACTGCCGCTCGCTGCGATAGTGCCGGTTGTTGTTAGTGCGGTGAGGGCGTAGGTTGCGGTAAGTTCGCCCCAGGCAGTACCGTTCCACTTCTGCCACCTGTTGATGCTGCTGTTCCAGCGGATGGCGTTGGTGGGGATGTTCGTGCTGGTTGTGCCGTCGAATTGGAGCGCGAGGTCGGTGTCGCGGTCCTTGACTTCGGCGAGGAAGTTGGTGTAGGTGCTGGTGAGCAGCGGGTTTGACCAGTTAGACATTGCTTAAGTTCCTCGGACTTGCCAGCTGAACGCACCGCTGACGCGGCTGCCCGCCGTGTCGAATAGCAGCACCTTGAAGCTGGTTGGATTAGGTACGCTAGTGAAATCATAGAGCGCCAATCGCGCAGTGGTGCCACTTGGAGTGACGACAATACTTTCAACAGAAGCGAACGCTACGTTGAACAGTACGGTAGTCCCGCCACTATCCCCAGCGTTTGCTGTACCTACACCCATGTCTGTCTTAGCTTTAATGCTAAAACGCAACGCCAAACCACTTAGCAGTACGAGATCTAGACCGCCGAGGGTGCTAAAGGCGTAGCTAAGTTGCACGTACCTGAAGTTGTAGGCGTAGACCGATGCCTGGCCTGCGTAGACGGTCCACGGATCTCCTAGTGCGGCCTTTACACGTAGCGTTGGGGTTATGGTGATCGCTCCGCTGATTTCGGTGCGCAGCACCGAGGCGGTGACTTGCGCTGAAGTAAGGATGCTGCCGTAGTCGAAATCCTCCGTGTAACTCGCCGTGGAGGCAGAGGGCAGGGCGTATATGGGGTAACCGGCGTCTATCTGGGCTTGGGGGGTTGTCCAGCCGCGTGAGGTGAAGTGGGCTTGCCATGTCTCGGCGGTGTCCACGGCAGCGACGAGCCCTTGGGCCGTGATCACGGCGTTGACGGCGGTGCCGCCGAAGGTGCTGTTCAGGGTGCCGAGGTTTTCGTAGTCGGGGGCAGCACCAACTACGGCGACCGCGCTGACTGGCGAACTTACGTTTCCTGCCGTGTCTACGGCAGCGATCCAGTAGGTGTAGCTACCGGGAACGGCCTCGGACAGCGTTGTGAACAGGCCCTGCTTAGCGCCCAAGGAGGTGGCTGTGTCCCATAGCAAACCGGAGCGCAAAATGTAATAGCTAATTGGTAGTGTGCGCGTGCTGTCGGTCCAGGACAGCTTCACGGTGTTGTCTGTGACCTGCTGACTAAGGGACGGCGTGGCGGGTGCAACGATCGTAACCGAGGTGCTTAGTGCGTTTGTGGAGTACGAGCCTGAGGTGTCCAGCACCTTTATCCACCACGTTGTCGTACCAGCGCTCGGCAGACTCACGCGGGTGCTTGTGGTGGTGAAGATGCCGATGCTGGCACCCGTACTCCAAGCGGCGCCTTGTCGTATTTCGTATCCGCGAATGTCCAACTCGGCAACAGGAGTCCAGCTAAGTAGGACGCCTGTGGTGGCTTCTAAGGCGGAGGAGAAGGCTGGTACGTCGCTTGGAGGTGCTGTTTTGCCTTGTGCTGTAAAGGAGCCTGTGAGTGCAGTTGCGGATACCTGACCGCCGGCGCCTCGGCTGTAGACCTCGACCTCAAAGTACCCCGGAGTTGCGTCCAGGATTTCAAAGTCCTGTTGGCTTATGTTTACGGTGTTCCAGCTGCCAGAGTCCTTTCTGTACTTAAGCAGGTAGGTGCTTACGCCTGCTACACCCACCCAGCCGATAATTACCTTAGAGCTTATTTGGTCTCTGTATGTGTAGAGGGCTTCATTGAAGACGAGGCTTGTTGGTGGGGCGGGCGGAGCGTTAAGGTTGCTGACAGTGACGGACTGCAGAGGGATGCCCCGCTCGACGTACCCGAACTTGCTTGCGTTGTAAGCGAGTGCGGTAATCGAGTATTTGCACTCTTCTTGTTCTTGTACGGTAAGGACACGCCATTTGGAGGTTTGCATTGTGGTGCTGGCGTGAATCCAAACACTGTTTGCTGCAGGGGCAACGCTGAAGCCTGGGCTCACCGTAATTACGGAGCCGGAAATTGCGGTGATGCTGCGTTGCTGCGCTTCTCCGGTTGGGAGGATGACGGAGAGTGTTGGGGTATTTGCGGTTGTTAGTCCTGTGGCGTCATCTACGGTTATCGCTGTGGTCGTAGCGCTTAGGATGCGTCCACCTTTGCGGGTACCGGAGCGAACAGGATCGCTGATTTCGATGATCTGTCCTGGGCGGACGATGACACCGGCGTCGGTAGAGGTGGTGAAGTTTACGGTTTCTGTTTCGTAGCGGTTGGAGGAGAGGAGCCAGTCACCTACGCGGTGTGCTTGTCCTCTTGAGGTGCAAGCGAATGCTGTGATTTCGGTCTTAACTACGCCATAGGCGGCAATGCCTGCAGCGTCTTCTACGAGTTCGTAAGCTACGTCACGTAGGTCTAGGTCCATGTACTGGACAACAGCGACGGTCGGCCTAGTTTTGATGGATGAGCCGCTGTAGCTGAAGCCCTCTTCGCCTACGTTGGCGTAAGTGAAGAGGTAGGAGGGGTCTTGGGGGCGGTCCTGGGATATGGTTAGTGCTCCGGCGCTCCAGTAGGGCATAGCCCTGAATACGGAGCACATATCGTTGATCAGTTTGTAGGCGTCATCGGCGGTTTGAATGTTTACGTTGCAGGAGAAACGAGGCTCCGTTCCACCGAAGCCATCAGGTACCAGTTCAGCACAGTATTGACTGGCCGAGTAGAAGGCCCATTTGTCCAGTTGGGTTGTGTCGATGTGGTCGCCGAAGCCATAGCGAGTGTTTGTAAGTAAGTCCCATAGGCACCACGCAGGGTCCGAAGTCCATTGGGCTGCACCGAACGTGCCGGTCCACACGCCTGTATAGATGAGACGCCCAGTAGCGCTATCGACTGTTGCTGTGTTAGGTATGCTTACTTTGATGCCGCGTATGCGGTAGCTTCGTGTTGGTACGGATGTGAATTGTTCTGCGTTTACCCGAAGCGCAACCATGGCGCTGTTGGGGTACCGGAGTCTGCCCCAGGTAATTCTGCTGTAGCTGTACCATGAGAAGGCGTTTGTGATTAAGGCGCTGGAGCCGCCTACATCTTGCTCTGAGGAATCGGCGGTGATTCGGGTAAGTTTGATGTCTATGGGGAAGGGACCGCTGGTTAGCCCGGTGAGTAGGTAGTTGCGCTGATAGAGGCTCGATGAACGGCCGCGTACCGTGTCGTCAACTACTACGGTGTAGCCACCGCCGCCACGCTGAACTGCGATTTGGAACCTAAATACGGAGCCGAGTATGTCACCGTTGGTAGAGGTGCGTTGCAGCTGGGGAATGGAGATTGTTACACGTACTCCATCGGTGTTTACGTCTGTGATGGTGCGTACCACGGGGGTGGCCTGCTGCACAACTACGTTGACGGCGGTGATGCTGGATACTTCGTCGAAGCCGTCGAAGTAGCTCTGGTTCTGCGTGCCGGTGCGTACCTGCGCTCCAACACCGCTGAAGTTGAAGGTTACGTTATCGGGATTAAGTAGGGGAGTGCCTTCCAGGTAGATGGACTGTGCGCCGTTGACCAGCCCGTGGATCTCGCCTTCACTTAGTAGGTCTACGGCACGGACGTAGGCGGTTGAAAATAGGCTGTTTGGCTGCTCGACTGGGGTGTATTGAGCGGGTGCGGGAGAGCCGCTTTTACCACCTCCGCCGCCACTACCCGCAATGATGTCCGTCATGCTGCCACCTGATCAATGTCTAAGCCGACGCTTATTACAACAGAGCCTACAATCATTTCTCCGTACACGATAGGTACAGGGGTTCCTTGCCTAGACGTGTTTTGGATGGAGCTGAAGCTGTAGTTTTTGCGAGGGTCTGTTTCGGAGTCGGGGCCTACGGATAATTTTGGTGTGGGTGTTAGCAGCTGGGCTACGCCACCGAGCACAAGGCTAGATCCTGCGCCTAGCAGTAGGGACACACCCAGCGCACCGACACCTGGGATAAAGGCCAGGCCGACAAGTACAACGCCTGCAATTATGCGGCCGACGGCACCGGCACCGGCTACGACTGGCGCGATCTTGATCGGCTGCTTACCGGCGGGATCGTGCAGCTCGTCTTCGCCGAGGTCGTAATCGCCGAGGCTGACGCGGTAGTGCTGGTCCGCCATGTGACGCTCCAGCTCTGGCCAGTTGGCG